GCAAGCGCGGGTTTAATACCTATTTCCGCGTGCGGGCGTGGCGTCCCATCGGCCCTCTTCCCGAGGTGAAGGTATGAGTGACGGCAACGAAAAACCACAAGATATCCGAGCAGAAAACGAGCGTGAAAACTTTCGCGATAAAGACGGCAAGTTGTTTCTCGTGCGCTGTCCGAAGTGCAAGCTGGAAAACTATGCCTTTGCTGTGGCGAGTGGTGAGTGCGCGTGGTGCGGGTGGAGGGAGGTGAAGCCATGAGCAAGCTAGACGATATGATCGAGGCACAGGCGCGAGCTATGGCCAACGCTTGGCCAAAAGACCAGCACGAAGTTGTAGTGCACGACCTGACCCTCATGGCCACATTCCTCCGCACCGACACCGCCTTTCGCGCCCTTTGCGAGGAGAGGTTGGAGAGGTTGGAGGCGGAATTGCCGCAACTCAAAGCCGAGATGAACGAAGGGCGATTCTGCGATAACAGCATACCGGGACAAGAGCGAGCGGCCTACCTACTGCCGCAAATCGCCGCGCTGCGGACTTTGTTGGAGGGGTGATGCTTCATGGCTTGGATTTATTTAGCGGAATCGGCGGCCTTACCATCGCGTTGCAACCGTGGGTGCGAACCGTTGCGTACTGCGAGTCCGATCCCGTCGCTTGTGGTGTGCTCCTCTCAAGAATGGCCGAGTACAACCTGCCATGGGGTCCGATATGGGACGACGTGCGAACACTACGCGGACGTGACGTACCACCCGTTGATATCGTGTTCTTCGGCTTCCCCTGTCAGCCCTACTCTTCAGCAGCTCGAGGGCGAAAAGTGATACGCCGCAGCAATAACGCTCGAAAAGTCACGATCGACGGGATCGAGTTCGGCTCGAAAGGCGAGGCGGGGCATTACGTCGAGCTAAAGCTACGGCAGGCGGCGCGGCAAATCTCAGAGCTTAAGGTGCATCCGGTTTATGAGCTCGTCGTAAACGGCGTCAGGGTCGGAAAGTTCACACCTGATTTTAGCTACATTGAGAACGGAAAGCGGATCGTTGACGAGTTCAAAGGGCGAGTCTATCGCGATTTCCCGCTTCGATGGGCGCTCGCGAAAGCACTGTATCCCGATGTTGAGTTTCGATTGATTAAGAGCAGGAGGTGATTGAGTGAGTACATGTGACGTGATGGAAGTGAGCGACGAAGAGAATCAACTAGAGCACGAGGCGCGGCTAATAGTTGAGCAGTTATTTAGGTCGGGTGCCCATGGAGTTTCGCCCGCGCGCATCGCATACGAAGCGTTGAAGCGCGGCAAGGAGCTCGGACGGAAGGCAGGTGAGGAGGTCAATCGAGCTATCCAGGCGCGCGAAGATCGGAATTTCCGGCGGCAGTTGGTGTGCGCGATGGTCATCAACGCGAATGTGGTTGGTAACGAAAATGCACTTTGGAAATGGGCCGACGAAATGATTGCAGCAGAGCCGAAACCGAAATAGGGGGCGATCATGCTCGCATGGTTAAAATCACTTCTTGCCGAGCCCGACGATCTCGCTCTAATGCAGATCGAATGCGCGCTCCTACGCGAAATCGTCGCCGACTTGCGAAACGACTTAACCACGGCGCTAAAGGCTGAGGCGAAAGCATGGCGCGCGATGCGCCAGTACATCGAAGGCCACGAAAAGGGGCATCAATCACTAATGGAGCGAATCGCTACGCTAGAGTCTCGCAACTCAAAGTATATTCAATAATGAAGTACTACGATCTGATCGCACAATACGAACGCCAACTCTTAGCGCGCGCGCTTGAGGATTCGGGCGGCGATCAGACAGCCGCGGCGCGCTCCTTAGATATCGGTCGGACGACACTTCACGAGAAGGTGAAGCTCCTAAAGCCCACAAGCGCCGATGCTGCGCTAGGCAGGCGGGAAGCGATAACCGCCGGTACCGCGGTCGATCTTCAGTCGTTTGCTACGACACTCGATTTCTTTCCCGATCTTCTCGCGGTTCTAGAGATCAAGCTATCCCGATTGCAACCTACGCTTGAAGTTCAAAGCGTGAAATTTGAAATTTCGCGAATAAGGAAACACATTGAAGCCACTACGAGCGAAGCCAAGCGACTACACGGAAGACTTACTCAAGCTCTCGGCGTGTAGCGTAGCAGTCTCAAACGACCGAGCCGGACGCTTACTCGGCGTTCGTATCGTGATAAGCGGTGCGATGTCAGCGCTGCCGAGATACGGCGATAACGATGAAACGCTAAGGGATGCACTAAGCTATGCAGTAACCGAAAGCGTATCAGCGCAGCGCATATTTTGGCCGAAGCTCTTAGGCTCGGCGTCGCTCCTAATCTCAATCGGCCCGCGGTGCGCGCGATCGGCACCGGACGCCGCAGCGCTTTATTCGGGATGGCTTCAGGATGTTTCACTCATAGAAGGGCCGCCGCATATAGTCACGTTGCCTTGCCGGGATAACCCGGACGCTTATTTCGATGGGCGGCGGGTTGCGGACGTATTCACGCCTGACGACGATTCGAGTACCGCGCTTCTAATCCAGCCGCTTTCAAGAGTTGAGCGTATCCTAGAGCACTGCGCGTTTCGGCTTCGCGCGTCCGCTCAAGGGAAGGAGACGTATATCGGATGAGGCCCGATTGGTGGTGTCGCGATCTCAACTCTCTAACCGCCCGAATTGAGAACAAAAGCCCGGAGGTTAGGTTACTTGTCGCAGTGCTTGTCAGGGCATTTGCTGACATATCGGGCGGCTTCCTTGCAGATAAGCATTCGGCGCGAGAGGCGCGGCAGTGGTTTGCGTCCGATAATGAAAAACCAATGTCGTTCGTGTGGATAGCTGAGGCAATTTACCCCGAAAGGGGCGACGATTTTGTTGAGCGCGTGAGGAAGTATCTCGAAAAGAATGATTTCTCAGCGATGAAAAACGCGGGCGGGCACTTCGATATAATGAACGCCGAGCGCATCCATCCGACCGGGGACAAGCGAAAAAAATACACGAGGCGAAGTTTGGGGGTTGAGTGACACTTTTAAATACGGCAATCTGCACAATGGAAAAGCTACATTCGTTTCCGTTTCGATCCATCTACAAAGCGATGGAAATTCTAGAGCACGGAAACCCAGCGCGCCAAAAGTCACTTAACCTATTCGAGCCGGAACGCGGCGGAAAGCCTGCAAATTCGCAGTTTTCCGGGGCGCATCCGGCGGACGTGTACGCATCGGTACTTGCCGGATTTAAGCAGGTCGAGATGAACATGCAAAATCCCATCGCGAGGGTGGCAGCGCTAATGTACTGGCGGGGGGCTCGAAAGATCGAGCAGGACGTACGCGAGGGCCGGACGTACACGAAGGAGCGAATGGTTATTCAGCGCTTCAATGTCACCGAGATCGCCGAGCACCTACACATCGGGAAGCGAACGATTTACCGCTGGCTTGATCAGTTTCACGACGACCTAGAACGGGAATTCCGGCGGCGCGACTTAATACCGCCCGCTGAAGAGCAGCTAAACTAGTAAGGCAACGCGATATTTTGACCATCTCCGCAATTCGGCGGGGGCGGTTTTTATTTACCTGGCGACTGAGCAAATTGAGCACTTTTGGGCAGATCGAAAAACGGCACAGAGTCGAAGGGCGCAAAGCGTCAATCAGCGATATCGCCGCAAAATCAAAAGCCGAAAGACCCGCCAAGTTGGGCAGCGCTCTCGCTAGAGCAGCGCACGTTTCTAACGACTTACAGCGCCGACCGGACAGTATCGGCGGGCGCTAGAGCGGCAGGAATTGCCCGTAACACGTTCTACAACTGGCTAAACGCATCAACCGAATTTGCCGCAGCGTTCGACGAGCTAGAGCGCGAGATACTAGACCAGGCGCGGAAAGCCTGGGTGCAATGGTTCCCGGCAGACTGGAAAGCAGCCGCCGAATACCTAAAGAAGTACGACCGGCCTAACGAGTATAAGCCGGACAAGCAAGTAATCGTAGTGCGCGGCGGCGCGCGGCCTGAGCGGTTAGGCGATGAGTGAGTTAGCCGAGCGCTTCACTACCGAGTACGAGGCGCCATGGTGGGTTGCTGACGTACTAAGCGACGACACGAAGTTTAGAACGCACTGGATTACAAAAGGCTTAGGGTCGGGCGGTAGCTACGGCCTCGCGTTTTGGCACTTCATAATGTGCCAAATTAATTCTAAGTCGCGGTTTTCCTGGTGCGTGGGGCCGACGTACATACAGGTACGGAACGTGCTTTTGCCGACGTTTGCTGAAGTATGGGCCGATCAGTTTGGGCTACGCGAAAGCCGCGATTTTCGGATCGTGTCTTCCGGGCAGCCTCGCATTGAGCTCTTCGAGACGAATCAAGAGATACGGTTTTATTCGGCAAGTAAGCCGGAGCGGTTGGTAGGTGACAACATCTCGCATGCGTCGGGCACCGAGATCGGCCTATGGCGTCGCTTGGCGTGGGAGAAAACAAACTCGCGCATACGCTGCCCAAAGGGAAAGCGACATCAATTCCTCGGCGAGGGTACGCCGGAGGGTATGAATTGGTGGCAGGAAGAGGCCGATTTCCCGGATGGCGTAAACGAGGCGAAGAATGCGCGCCGCATTACGCTTTGGACTGACGACAATAAATACCTACCCGAAGGGTACATTGAGAATCAGATCGTCGCTAAGTACGGCTACGACTCCGCAAAGCTCATATCGTACCGTTACGGGCGGTTTGTCGCGTTCGACAAGGGCACGGCATACTGGAATTGGGTTGACCGGCGAAACCTCGTTTTCCGTTCCGACGGAATCGAGCCAACGCCGATCCTCCGAATTCAAATGCATTGGGACTTTAACAAGTCTCCGCTGGCCTGGGTTGCGACGCAGCATCAGCCTTGCCATTCGCCGTATGGCACGTTTTTTAAGCGCTACGTCGGGCTCGGTGAGAGTAGCGGGCGCTCGCGTGGCATACACGACGCATGCATTGAGTTCATGGTGCAGTTTCCGCCGGAGTTCTTTAGGTCAACGCCGATAGAGGTCTACGGCGATCCGTCAGGGTACGCCGGAAGCCATCTCGCGCCGTCGTGCGCCTACGATCAGATTTATCAGTACCTACGCGAGAAGTACGAGAACGTGACGATATGCGCGGCGAAGGCAGCACCGCGGATACAAGCGAGGCTAGAGCGCGTGAATGCGCTTCTAGAGCACGAGCAGTTGGTATTACGGGACGACCTCGCGAACACGCGGCGATCGTTCTCACAGACGGCACTCAAGCCCGGCACTTGGGACATTGAAAAGCCGAAGGACGACGTGATTTCGCACTGGTCGGACGCCATCGGTTACGGACTATTTCAGCTCACAAAAGACAGCGATCTGGAAAACCCGGAGCGCAAACAAGTTTACGGAACTAACGCAATTTGACGACTACATTCTATCAGCACCCAGAATACGACCGGCTAAAACCGGACTGGATGAAATGGCGCGATCTCTATGAGGGGCGGCATAACATCATTACGGGGCCGGAATATACCTGGCGTCATGCGCTCGAAGAGAAGTCGGACGCCGCGGCAATAAAGCTACTGACGCGCCGCATGCAGCGCACGCGCTGGAACCCGATCCCGGAAATCGTTGTAAGCCTTTTAGTATCGTTCGCATTCCGAAAAGATATTGAACTTGATGATCCCACAAAGGCGCTGCTCGGTAAGGAGGTGGACAACATCGACGGCCACGGCTCAAGCCTCAATAAGTTCGCGCAGTCAGTTTTAGAGCAGATGTTTATTTACGGCAAGGTCGGCGTACTCGCTGACGCGTTCGGCTTCGACGCTAAGAACGAAGCGGAAGCGCAGCAGTTAGGGCTAAGACCGACGCTTGAGATCGTAAACGCATTAAGCCTCGTCGATTGGGATCGTGAAGCGCGCGAGCCGCGGCGGCTCGATATGTATAACTTCGCGCGCTACGAATTTGAGATCGTAATGCCGCGCGTGTCGGCGTCCGAACAACCGCAGATTCGGCGCTATTCGCATGTGCTATCACTGATCGATAAGAAGTATGTCATTAGCAAGCACTATGTCGTCGTGGACAGTAACGGGAAGATCGATCCTAAGTTCATCGACAAAGAAACCAAACAGACGACCTGGCAAGATGACGGACAGATAGTCACCGCGCTAGAGGAGATTCCGCTAGCAACCGCCGAGGATGAATCGTGGGTTAAAGACGTTTGCGAGGAGTCTCTTCGCTACCACAACATCCGGAGTAACCGCGATAACATCCAGTATAATCAGGGCTATCAGCGGCTTTTTGCTAAAGGCGTAAACTTTAACGATCCGCAGCAGCTTAAGAACTTCGCTGAGTATGTTGTATCCGGCCTTCCGGCGGATGGTGACGTTATGTGGGTCGATCCGGTATCAACCACGGATTACGACTCGGCAATGAACAACTCGCTCGATACGGCCCTAAAGATCGGGCTGAACCTGTTGCGCACGCTTCCTACAGACTCACGGGCAGCGCAGGCGGCAGATACGATCGCCGCTGAGAAAGATTCGCCGATGGCGCTCATTCAGGCGGTGTTGACGCACATCGAAACGCTACTCCGAAAGTCGATCAACAACTACGCAGCGTTTAAGAGCAAAAAAGATTTCGACTGTCAGCTCGTAATCCCGAAGGACTTCACGCCGGAGGATTGGCAGGAGTTTCTAAATACGGTCCAAGCGCTCGGCGACGAGCTCAAGCAGTATCCGACCGTGAAGCGACAGATCGTCGAAAAGGCAGTTAAGCGCCTCCGGCTCGGCAAAGAAGGCGAGAAGGAAGCTCTCGACGAGATCGAGAAGATTGGAGACACCACGGCGCAATCGGGGCAGGCCGACGCCACGCGCACGGCTAATGATCCGGTTACTCAGGCATTGAATGGCTGATCTATCAGCCGATTCGCGTCGGCTGGCACTGCACCTTGACGCATCCGATGCGCAAGTGGCGGCGTTTATTGGAACGCTAAAGGGGTTTCTCGGTAAACAGCTACGAAAAACCGTGCTTGCAATCAAGGATGGCAAGGTTACGGGCAAGGAAGCGGCATCAGTTTTGGGATCGCTCATCTCGCAGCTTGAGGCCGCGGGGCTCGATGCGGAGGTTAGAAAGCTCCGAGCGGCATACGCGTTTGAGCTTAAGCAAGTCGAGGATACTTACCGATCGCTCGGCGCAACGAAGGTGTTTTCATCGGTCGATGCGGATGTTGTCGAAACGCTCATCGGCTTCGACTTCGACAAGGTTAAAGCGCACGTCGTATCGGACGTTCAAGACCTCAAGGCGACGCTAATGCGTAGCGTTTTAGTCCCTGGCGAGAAGGGGCTTTTTGACGCGGTAGAGACGCGGCTAGGGGCGCTAGATACGAACCTAACAACCGAGCTGCAAACGATGGTGCAAGCGTTTAGCCGCACCGTTACGGCGAAGAAAGCCGAAGAGCTTGGGTTCGATCTCATGATCTATCTGGGACCAACGGACAAGATTACGCGGCCATTTTGCCGGAAGTTACTTAACCGCGATCCCGCGATCTACACGATCGCCGAGATCAAAGCGATGAGTAACGGCCAGGGGTTGCCGGTGCTTGAGTACGCGGGCGGCTATAACTGCCGCCATCAATGGCGGCCCATAAGCGAAGAGCGCGCAAAGGCTCTCGGATGGGAATAGCGTTTCGGAAGAACTTCGATCTCAAGGCTCTCGCGGACGAAGCGCGGAAGCGGCGCAAGACGACACTAGAGCGCGAACTAGAGGAAGCGGCGCGAGAGATCGTTACCCGCACACAGCAAGGCATCGACGTAAACGGATCGCGCTTTAAGCGCTATAGCAAAGAATACGAGCTCGCCAAGCGAAAGAAGCTAGGCGGACCAACGCAGCCGGATTTAACGGCAAGCGGGCGCATGCTTGCGAGCATACGAACGGAAGTTAAGGAGCGCGGCAACGGGCTTACCGGGCGGATTTATGTGCTCGCAAGCCAAGCGGTAAAGGCGCTCGCAAATCAGAAACTTCGCCGTTTCTTCGGATTATCGAAGAAACAAATACAACAACTGACTGACGCATTGAGGAATGAGAAATGACCGATACCGCCAATGGTGGAGATAGCAAGCCGACGACGTTTACGCAGGCTGATTTGGATAAGGCTCGCGAATCGGAGCGAGCGCACGCGCAGAAGTTTCAGCAGGAACGCGATGAGCTCGCGAGCCGATACAAAGACCTCGATCCCGAAAAGGCGCGAGCCGCACTTAAGGAGCTCGACGAGCTGCGCAAAAAGGCAGCGGTCGGTGATCCTCAGAAGTTCGAGGAGGAACTAGCGCGCCGCGAGGCGGCTGTACGCGAGTCGGTTCAGAAGGACATCGACGAGAAAGAGAACGCTATCAAAACCCTTTCGTCGCGGCTCAAGGAGCATCAGGTAACGGATAAAGTATTCGCTAAGGCAGCATCGCGATTTAACCCCGACGTGCTCGACGATGTGCGCGCCTATATCCGCCGCGACTGCGATCTTGATCAGGATGGAAACATTATCGTCAAGGGCGCTGACGGCAAACCGCGGTACTCGCACGGCAGCACTACGAAGTTCATGACCGAGGACGAATATGTCGAGGAGCTAGCGAAGACAAAGCCGTCGTGGGCGGTGTC